CGGGCGGCATGCCCGAAGGCTACATGGTCAACGACTTCCTGACGTCGTCCTACGCGTGGTTCCTGCTGACCAACATCGACGGGCTCTCCTACATGGAGCGCATCAAGTTCGAGACGGACATGCAGGTCGACTTCGTCACCGACAACCTGCTGGTCAAGGGCTACGAGAGGTACTCGTTCGGGTACTACAACTTCCGTTCGATCTTCGGGTCGTTCCCGACCACCTGATAAGGAGCCGCTCACCATGGGTATTACGCACCTGAGCGGGCTGGAAGTCGCCGGCATTCCCACCATGGGAATGTCCGGTCTTCCGTTGACCACCGGCAGCGTCTACTTCGTTGACTACGTCAACGGAAGCGACGGCAACACCGGATCGGCAGACAGCCCCCTCCAGACGCTCTACGGAGCGCACTACAAGATGACGGCAGGCCAGAACGACGTGGCCGTGATCGTCGGCGACGGCGGAACCGCCGCCACCCAGCGCCTGTCGCTGGCCAATGCGCAGGTGCTCACACCCGCGGCAACGGCCGGCACGCTCGTCTGGTCGAAGAACGCATGCCACATCGTGGGCATGTGCGCTCCGACCATGGTCAGCCAGCGCGCTCGCATCGCGCCGCCGACGGGCACCTACACGATGGCGACCTTCGGGTCGGGCAATTTCGTGACGGTGTCGGCGTCGGGATGCATCTTCGCGAACTTCTCGGTGTACAACGGTTTCTCGACCGGCGGCGCCAGCCAGATCGCGTGGACCGACAGCGGCGGCCGCAACTACTATTCGAACGTCATGTTCGGTGGTGCGGGCGACGCGGCCTCGGCGCAGGCGACCACCAGCCGTTCGCTGCTGATCAGCGGCACCGGCGAGCACACCTTCGACGGCTGCGAACTTGGCCTCGACACCGTGACGCGCACGGTAGCGAACGCCACGCTCCAGTTCTCCGGGGGTACGGCGCGCAACACGTTCAGGGGCTGCAATTTCAGCTTCCAGACCAGCGCGGCCACCACGCTGGGCATCATCGTGGCGGCTGCGGCAGGCATTGATCGCTGGCAGAAGTTCGACCGCTGCACCTTCATCAACAGCATTCAGTCGACTTCGACGACGATGAACGGTCTCTCGACCCTTCCGGCGTCGGCGGGGGGCTTGCTGCTGATGACGAACTGCACTCTCGTCGGCATCACCGAGTTCGGTACCGATGCCACCAGCCGCGGTCAAATCTATGTCGATGGCGCGGCCCCGACGGCTGGCACCAGCGGTATCGCCGTTAACCCCACTTGATGGAGTAAGCCATGAAGGCTCGTCATCGCAAGAACCGTGAAGCCGGCGGCGGCGTCGCCGCCTACAAGGAAGACCTCAGTCGGAAGAACGGGAAGTACAACGGTCCCGGCGCCGACGATGTCACGGACGCCGCCGAAGAGCGCAAGCGCGGCGGCAAGACCGTGAAGATGCAGGGCAAGATGTCCAAGCTCAACGCCGGCCGCATGCCTCGCAAGAGCGGCGGCCGCACGGGCTCGAACATGAACCCGCTGTCCTCGGCTCATAGCGGCACCCCCGCTCGGGGCCGCGGTAGCAAGCAGAGCAGCTGCTGACCTACGGCGGGGGCCTCGGCCCCCGTCCTCTTTTTCGAGGTGCCCGATGGCCCGCACACCGGCATGGCAGCGTCGCGAGGGAAAGAACCCGTCAGGCGGCTTGAACGCCACCGGCCGGGCGTCTCTGCGCGCCACCGGATACAACATCAAGCCGCCCGTCACCGCGGAGCAGGCCAAGGGCAGCCCGGCGTCCGCCGCGCGCCGCGACAGCTTCCGCGCCCGCATGTGCGGGATGAAGGAAAAGCTGACTTCCTCAAAAACCGCCCACGATCCGAACAGCCGCATCAACCTTGCGCTGAAGAAGTGGGACGTGAAATGCTAGGAGCCTCGTAAATGCGCCCGATTACTGTCACCGCCGGCCCGCTGGCCGCCGCCGATGCCGACGGCATCGCGCAGGCCCAGAACCCCGCCTCCACCTTCACGCTGAACGGCGCCCTCGTCTCGGGCGGCGTCGCGCAGCTGGGTGCCCCCCGGCGCGTGCTGATCACCACGACCGACGACGAGACGGGCGTCACCTTCACGGTGACGGGTACGAACAGGGCCGGCGACGTGCTCAGCGAGTCCTTGCCCGGCGTCAACACCACGACGACCTACACCACCCTCGACTTCTTCACGGTCGCATCGGTGACCAACAGCACGACGCTGCTGGGCAACGTCACCATCGGCACCAACGGCATCGGCGGCTCGCCGTGGGTCATGATGGACCCGTGGGCTTTCAACTCTATCGGCGTCACAGTCGGCGTCGTCGGCACGGTCAACTACGATATTGAGATTACGGGCGACGACCCCAACGACCCGACTGATCCGGTCGCGGCGGCGAGCATGATCTGGTTCGACTGCGGCGATGCCGGACTGGTGGCCGAAACCGCAAACGCGAGCGGCGTACTGACGCCGATCCCCCGATACGCGCGCATCCTTCTCAACAGCGGCTCTGGCTCGGTGAGAGCGACATTCATCCAGCCGGGTGTCGTGCCCGAGTGAGGGCTCATGACTTCTAGCGGAACCTACACCTTCAACCCTAGCCTCGGCGAGCTGACGCTCTACGCGTTCAACCTCTGCCAGATCAGGCCGACGTCGCTCGTGCAAGAGCACATGCAGAGCGCCCGCATGGCGACGAACATGATGCTGGCGACGTGGTCAAACCAAGGCGTCAACCTGTGGGCCGTCGACCTCGTGACGACCCCCGTGACGCAGGGCGTCTCGACGTATGCGGTGGACGCCAACACGGTGATGATCCTCGACGCCTACATGGTGACGTCGAGCAGCGGCTCGAACATCGACCGGATCATCATGCCCGTCAGCCGCACGGAGTACGCGACGTACCCGAACAAGGAGCAGCAGGGCTTCCCCACGTCTTTCTGGTTCGACCGCCTGATCAACCCCACCGTCACGCTGTGGCCGGTGCCGGACGGTACCAGCACGACGACACTGAAATATTACCGGGTGCGCCGCCTGCAGGATTCGGCGTTCACGAGCGGACAGACGGCCGAAATCCCGTATCTCTGGCTCGAAGCCTTCGCCGACGGGCTCGCTTACCGGCTCGCCAAGGTGTGGAACCCGCAGGTCGCGGTGGGCCTCAAGGCGGTCGCCGACGAGACTTACAAGATCGCGGCAGAACAGAACATCGAAACCGCGCAGCAGTACATTTCTCCGCAAATCTTCGGCTATTTCCGGCCGTGAGGTGATCCATGGGGTACTCATCACGGTCTGGTCGCGCTCGCACAAGCCCGAGCAACCCTCAAGCTCACGCGATCTGTGACCGTTGCGGCTTCCGCTATCAGCATATCGCCCTCGCGTTCCAGTTTGATTGGCGAGGCGCCACCCTTCAGAACACGCGCGTTCTCGTCTGCCGCACCTGTAACGATGACCAGCAGCAGCAGCTTCGCGCCATCGTGATCCCCGCGGATCCGGTGCCGATCATGAATTCGCGTGTGCAGGATTTCGCTGCGGCGTCCACGACGCGGCGCACGACCAGCGGTCAGGATACGGTCGACTTCTGGACCGGCATCCCGATCCCCGGCAACGACGGGCGCATCACGCAGAACGACGACACCCGCGTCACGCAGCAGACGGGCGCGCCACCGGGAAGCCTCAACGAGCAGCCGGGCACCGACCCCAACGCGCCGGGTAACGACGACCCGGGGCTGCCCTACAACAACACCGATGTCCCTGAGACAGGCCCGCTGACATGAGCAACCAACAGATCCCAAATTTGCCGGCCGCCATCGCGCTGGCCGGCACCGAGCAGCTGGAGGCCGTGCAGGCGGGCACGTCGGTCAGGATTAACATCGCGCAGCTCGGGACATACATCAACACGATCTACCCTTTCACCGCAGGCACAGGGGTCGAGAACGATAATCTCACGGCGACTGACCTCTACCCGCTCTTCGCCAACATCGCGACCGGCACACTGACCACCGTCTACACCGACGCCGGCGACCTGAACTTCAAACCCAGCACCGGGGAGTTCTCCGCGCGTGTGCTGCGGGCCAACAACGGCATCGTCACAAACAACCTGACGGTGTCGAGCGACTACACCATCGCGGTCGGGCAGAGCGGCATGAGTGCGGGCCCAATTACGGTGAGCCCCGGGGTCACTGTCACAGTCTCTCCCGGTTCCCGTTGGGTGGTCCTATGAGTGCAGTTGTCTACTCCGGTGACACGAGCGGCCAGATCACGGTTGCGGCGCCCGCCGTCGCGGGAAGCAACACGCTCACGCTGCCTGCCCTCACGGGCACGCTGTCGATAGACGCTGCGGTCACGTCGAAGACGGCCAGCTACCAGATACTGGCCGCCGACGACTTCACCGACTTCGACAACAACGGCGCCGCGGGATCCGTCACGTTCACGCTGCCTGCCGCAGCGGTCGGGCTGTCCTACGGCTTCGCGGTCATGGAGGCCTTCAACTTGGTCATCCAAGCACCCGGCGGCGTGACCATGTATGCCGGGGCCGGGTCCGCCTCCACCGCAGGCGGCACGCTCACGTCGAGCGACGTCGGCTCCTACATCCTCCTCAAGTGTCGCTCCTCTACTGAGTGGATCGCGCAGCAACTCGTACCGTCATGGACCCCAGCATGAAAAAGCTTCTTGTCTTTCTCGTCGCCCTGACCGCCTCCTTCTCGGCCCACGCCCAGAAGGCAGAGCAGTACGTCTCCCAGCCGACGATTGCCGCCTTGAAGGCGATGGTTAACCGGCCCGCTCTCGTGACGGTGACCTCCTCGGACGGCGCGGTGTTCAAGCTCTCCAGCGGAGCCTGCGCCGCAGCGGATGACATCTATCAGGTGCAGCCGACTAGCGGCACGACGGTCTGCTATACACGGATGGCGAACGTGCAGGCGATTGGACCGGCTCCCGCCATAACCGCCACCTCCGTCACCATCACCCCTACCGCTGGTTCGGGCCGTTCTCTATCGACGCTTCAGGACGCGACAGGGACGGTGACTGGTCCGACCTCCCTAAACAATATGAAGATAAATTCTGACAACATCATCGCGACCAATGGTGGCGGCTTTGATTATTTTGTTGAGGGTATGACGCACGAACATTATTTCGGCGGCGCGTCTGTTACAGGTGGTAGGCAGGGACTTACATCGTATCTCTATCTGACGACCGCCACGTCAGCGACAAACGACAATCGCAATTACGTCGGTGTCGCGGGCATCGCGACGGCACAGACAGGCGACAGTGGGTCAGGTGTTGCCTTCGCCACATCTGCGGGCGCGTTTTTCGGTTTGGCTGGTGTCGGTGTCGCCAACAACGGGGCAACGAACCTCCATAACGTGACGGGCGCTGAGTTCAACGTGGCGATGAAGACCGGCTCCACGTCCTACAGCAAGTCTCTGGCCCAATTTTCTGGACGCAATGATGACGCGGTAAAAGGCAGCGGCGTGGATGCGATGCTCTGGCTGTACAAGCAGGGCAGCAGCGCTGTTGCGTGGACGGACGGCATCCTATTCAACTATCCCGGTGATGCCAATTCATTCCCGTTCGACACCAACAGCACCGTCTTGAAAGTCGGAGCGGGCACAATCGGAACCGGCATCGACATGTCGGCTACGACTGCGACGAACTACTTCCTGCGCGGGCCGGGATCGTCGTTTTATGTGACGGGCACGGGTACCACGGTGATGGCGAACAGCACGCTAGCGGTTTCTGACACGTCTGGCGGCGCCATGGAGTTTGGCGGCATTAACGTCACGCCGTTTATGGACTGGCACTCTGCGGCGGGTGGGACAAACGACTACGACGTTCGTATGCAGGTGGGGGGCGGGACGTTCGGCACGAACGGTACGGGCACCCTAGGTCTTTCACTAGCCAAACTGAGCCTGACCGGCTCAACTGTCACCGCATCCAGCCCGATCATCGACGCCACGCAGACGTGGAACAATGTGGCTGGCGTATTTGTTGGGATGAAGCTGAATATCACGGACACCGCAAGCGCGGTTAATTCGTCTCTGCTCAACCTGCAAGTGGGGGGCGTCAGTAAGTTTTACGTCGGCAAGTCAGGTGAAGTTACAACCACAGGCCAAATCACGACTAGTGTTTCAACGGGAACCGCGCCATTCGCCGTTTCCAGCACCACGAACGTCGCGAACCTGAACGCCAGCAGCTTGAGCGGTGCGACCTTCGCGGCACCGGGTGCTATCGGCAGCGGCACGGCAAGCACGGGCGCGTTCACAACGCTATCTACGACTGGCGCGCTCACTTACGGCGGCGTCACGCTCTCCAACAGCGTGACCGGGACGCAATCTATGGTCCTCTCTGCTGCGCCCACACTGAGCGGCGCGGTGAGCCTGTCGCAAGGCGGTGTGACTGTAGGCACGCTTGGCGGCGACGCTAATGGTGCCGTAGGCATCGGCCCCAAGTCGGGAGGAGTCGGTACGAAATTCCCTTATCTGGATTTCTATACGGGTGCCGCTACCTACGATGCCCGCATCCAAGCGATTGCCGCGAACCAGCTCAGGCTCTTCCTCAACAACGGCGGCACGAACGCGCAGACGTGGACTACGTCTGGTTCTTCGGTAAACGGGACACTGTCCACGACGGGAACCATTACCAGCGCGCTGGGCACCATCACGACCAGTCAGCCGGGTCTGGCGGTCACGCAAACATGGAACGACGGTGCTGTTACATTCACCGGACTAGATGTGAATGTGGGCACCTCGACAAAGGCGTCGGGGTCCATGCTGGCCGCGTTCCGCTACAATGGGGCGCTGCAATCGTACGCAACGTGGGATGGCATCCTCCATGCCGGTGGACAGCTTCGCGTCGGGGCAAGCGGCTCGATGATTTTTAATGGCCGTTCCCAATTCACATCTACTGCTGACGGCACGATCAACGCCTACGCCAACAACGGCAGCACTTGGTCGGCTTTCAAGGCAGGTGTCTATAGCTCGGGCGGCACCGCCGGTATTACAAGCTGCACCGCAGTGACGGCGGGTGCCACGATCACAATAACCGGCGGCATCATCACCGCCATGACGGGATGCTAAAATGAAAAAGCTAGTTCTCATTGCCGCCGCTCTGGCTCTGTCTGTCCCCGCGTTTGCGCAGGCACCGCAGAAGGACCAACTCCCCACCGGCAAGCAGTACCTCACGGGCCAGCTTGCGGCGGCGGAGGCCAAGGTCTCCGACATGCTGGATGAGATTGCGATGCTGCGAAAGCAGATTGAGATGCTGATGACCAAGCGCGAAGAGCCGAAGAAATAGCCGGGGGTATCATGGCTTCAACGATCAACTCGACTGGCACATCAAGCGGCGTTGCAACGGCGGCAGACGCCAGCGGTGAGCTGGAACTGCAAGGCGGCGGGAACACCGGGATCGCCATCGACGCAACTGGCAACGTTTCAGTAGGCG